TCATAATTTATAGAGTTCATTTAGATGTAGTTTTTCAACACATGATCTTACATAGTCCATCTGTGTTTCGTATGTGTGTTTGTCAAGTGTTTTGTTCGCAAAGTATTGTTTCTGTAAACTTGCGACATATTTAATAAGTGCATTCTTTAGTAAGGTCTTTTCTTCCAGACCAAACATTGCTGAGTGGTAAAGGTATGACATTTTACTGAGGTTTAATTGCTTGTAGTTTTGCTGTTTCTATTTCGTCACTCTCATCAGCATAAGTGTGATGTGTGACTTCTCTTAATGTCTTGAGATATTCTAATACATGTTCTCTGATCTCCATGAGTTCATTGAAACAATCCTGGTTGTAAGCACATGCCCTTAGTTTATGGTCAGGTTTTAATACTGACTCTTGAAACAAAGTCAATGCTCTGTCGTATTTAATCTCAGGTGTCTCTTTACCTATCATTTTAGTATTGAGTGGTGTAATCTATGTCATAATCCACGTAAGCACAATCATCAAACATTTCTAAATCTTCTTCAGCATCTTTAATCATCTGCGTAAGTGTTGAATCGTCTTTTACTTTTGCTCGCTTTGTTTTTGCTTTGGTAGTCATAAGAGTCCTCTGAGAAAGATGATTTAGAGTTACGAGATCTTTTATCTCTGATTGATTTACCATAAGAGTAGTTGCCTTTTTCGCTTCCACCCCTTCTGAATGTTTTACCCATTGATCGTAAATAACTTACATTTTATATAGTAGATGTTTAGTTAAGGTTGTGTTCCTAACGATACATTCTTAGCATATGAAACAAGTTCAGATATATGATCTTCTTGTTGTTGCTGAACTGTATATGTTAGATCATCAAAGACATATCCGACACCTTTAAGGAAGTCAGATGTCTTTTCTACAACTTCCTTTAATCCTTCAGAATTAAATTCTTTAGTTGTATTAGTGCCATCATCATCAATGGCGGTCAATATAAAAGAGGGCATTGGTTTTTCCAAAATACCCTCTAATTATAGCATATTTTTAATGAGTGTCAAGTCTTAAGTGTCTGCAATTCTAGCAAAAACAACATTACTTTCTTGAAGATTACCATTTCCTTGAAGGTAACTACCACCTCCAATCGAACCTGAGGTAAATTTAACTTTATGTGTTGAAGTATTAGTTATATCGAGAAATGCCATTGTAGAACCATTTTGTGCTCGGTTATCTGCATGAGAGTTTGCTTGCGCTCTCGATCTATAACTCCAGTTGCTACCACTATCAGTGCTAAAATATGTGTAAAAATAATTATTATCGCTTGTTACAGGTCTGAATAGAATACTAGCATAAACCAACCAAAAACCTGTACTCGGAAAGGTAAAAACTGCTCCACTTAAAGACATTCCAGACCCATAATTTAAGTATCGTGTCCAAGTTGATATATCTGACGAGTCGGTTTTATTAGCATTTAAGTACCATTGATCTAGTGATAGAATCCCACTTGCAAATCCATTTATTGCAGTTACTTCATTACTTGAATTTATAGAGATAGCATCTGTACTAGCAGTTGGGTGTCTAAATGAACTTGCTTTAACCTGTCCATTGACGGTTATATTACCCGATACAGTTGGATTTCCTGTGATAGAACCGACATTCAGTTGTGACATTGTACCAATAAATTATATCTTCTGATATATTTATACGAAAGTAGTTATGAATGCGTATCCTATTAACCAAGCACACAATCCACCTAACACTTTATAGTATTTTCTGATAGGTGTGCCAAAGTATTGCTGTCCAATCATCAAACACTTATGTGCAGGGGATAATAGATACCCTGAGTATTCTGTTGCTAAGAACCATACGAGATATTGCTGACCAAATATCAATACGAGTGCTGATGTCATTCCTGCATATTTACCAGATGAACCCATAATCCATGCTGCTATTGCTCCCACTATTGATACTGGTACAATCATAGTCGGGTCTGCTGACTTGAGATACACCATAACAGGTTCTTTTATCATACCTACAACACCACCTAATGCCAATACTATAGTTGCAATAATAGCAAAGTTACCATCAAGATATTTACCCCACCTCCAATCTTTACATAGGATACTATAATAACATGCCATACCTATGAACCAAGGGAAAAAGAATATAGCACCTGCCTTACCTACACACAATAAAAACCAGATCGTAGCAATAAAGGGTGCCCAACCTCGTAATGCCCTCTGCCAGTTGAAGTCTCGGATATTATCCATGTTAGGTATAACTGATCTAGGGTCAACTTTAGAAAATATATACCACCAAGTATATAATAAACAGATACACAATGGCACAAAAGTATAACCTAACATTTCTCTATAAGTTATACCCAATGCTGCCATAGGCAATATAATAGTCTTTTCTAATGGACTCCACCAATAATAGTGATGTGTAGATAAGTAATCAATAATACCAAATGCACTTCTCTTCTTCTTATCAGGCGGTGCTATAGCATCTAACAATGGTGCTGACAATGCCACACGACCAGGTATAGGTAACACACCACCTAAAATAGAGGTGAGAATTATCATCACCCTGTTGTCTTTAATATATTTCTTTGCGAGTGAGTAAACATCATTTAATACATGATACTCTCTGATAAATCCACCTAAGATCATAATACCAAAGATGTAACCCATATAGAGTTCTTTCTTTGCTATTGATTCTAAAATATCAAACATAGTTAAAATTGATTACCATACGAAAGGAAGCATTTGTTGTTGATGTTCCTGTGTGTTTCATACCATTTGGAAATGTAACTAATCTGTTGGCAATAGATTCTATCTTAGTACCATCTTCAAAGAGTGTGTAACCATCACAGGTGTTCATATAATATATGGAAGTTTTGAGATAGTCTCTATCTTCTGCATCTAATACATCAATGTGCATACCATGTTCAACTAACTTATCAGTTCCCATGATAAGGTTTGCTTTGATCTTGATTATAGCACAGGGTTGTAACTTTTGCAAAATCGGGTATAAAAGTTTACAAGACTCGTCAGGTGTATGTCTTTCATAGAACATATGAGTCATCTGTAAGTTACGATGCTTATTGTGCTTTGTGTCATCTACAATCTTAGATGCGTTCCATGGAAAATAACTGTCCAGTAATCCATGATATATTGCTTCAAACTCTGAGAGTTTGATAAACCTGTCTGATATTGCTATATCACTCATTTCTCTATCACTGCGAGATGTACACCATTCCAGAAATCATTTGCATCTTCTGATGTCTCTGTAAGTATAGTTCTCTCCCATATAATATTCTTATCTTTGGTGAACTCTTTTGTTTTGTCCATCACCCCTTCAAAGTTTGCATCATCAACTACCAGTATATAATCTTTATCAGCATACTTATGGATATGTTCTAAGTTTGGAACCATATTATGATCGTTGGCAGCATCATAAAATATAACACGAGGGGGATATTGAGGATTAAACTCAACTGCCTGTATAGGTTTAACTGAGAAACCAATAGAGCAATCAGTATTCATCCATTTCTCTGCATTCTTAATGAACTCATCAACTGGATTTGTTATATTCTCATATGGTTTATGCAAGTCTTTACGTTTAGGTTTTACTACCTCGTCTTGAAAGTCATCAATAGCGTATGCCTTGACCGCACTATTTCTGAACAAAGCAGCAAATACTGTGCTACCCATATAAGAACCTGCATCAACATATACAGTACCACGTTCTTGACATAAGTTGTTTAGTAAATGTCTGACTTTATTTGATGATAAACCTAAAACATCATATCCTGTTGGATTGAAGTTAGATTTGTTATCAACAGCAGCATCAATAGATCTTATTGCAAGATCAACAAGTGGATTCATTTCCTTTCGTTTTTGCTTCTTTAACCTAGATTCTAGCACAGATTCACAATAGTTGCAATCCCAACAATCGAACCTACAAGATTTTATTTTCTCTCGCCAGATATTTATAGGTGCTTCTGGCATCTCCACGTCGTCCATATACTCATTGAATGTTGGTTGCATCATTTCATCATGATTTGCCCATCTTTCTATGATGTCCATAGACTCCTTCAATCTCATAGCATCTTCTCTACCATGTAACTTAAATACATCAATACCTGCATCTAGGAACTCTTCCCAATCTTTTCTCCAAGGCGGTATGTTTGCTGCTTTAAGTTCACTAGCGGGGTCGTATGAATCCCACTTAGAACATGACACACGACTTATGGTGCTATTGAAGTATTGAGGTTCACTTCCTTCTCTTGTTGCATTATATTGATAATGTTCTGGCATAATAGGGCAACCACCCCAACAATGCTCATTTGCCAAGAGTGATAGCATTATGTCATTACCTTTACTGTGACAATATTTCTTTGCTTCTACAATACGATCTAATAATGGTCTATCTCTCATTACATCACGATCTAAATTTATATAATGAAACCCTGCACTTGCAAGTGATACTACTTCATTTGGTTTAGATACTTCTCTGAGTATAGTATTCTTTATCTCTAACTCTGGATATTCCCGTTGTATCTGACCCGTAGAAACCCATGATGTATGAGGTATAGTTGCACATCTTACACCATTGTCATATAAAAATTTAAAGTTAGTAATAAAAGTTTCAAGATTCTTTTGATCTGGTCTTACCCATATATTATTGAAAGTTGCTGACAGGGGTATACCTGTCTCTTGCGAGATATATAATGAATTCTTTACTGCTCCCTGTGCATCATTGACACTACGAAACACGTCTCCCATTGCGTCTTGCATAAAGGGTGGCATTCTTGTAGTGAAATACAGGTCGTATATTAAGTTAGAATGTTTCTTTAAAAATGGTATTAAGTCACTATCAATGAACTCAGGACTGAGTTTCGGGTTGATCGGAAGACTGAAGACTCCTGTCCTTAAGGTTGTTAGTTGCATAATCTGATAAGACACCTGCTGTGTCAAATAGTTGTGGGGGTTTTCCTTCCATCATCTTCTCTACTCTGTCCTCTGCTGCTTCTTTAATACCTCCAATGGATTTATTAACTGCTGTTGAGTACATCATAGCAAGATCGGTAACTGCTGCTTGGTCTTCTGGTGCCATTTGCAGCAAGGACTCTAGGTTACCTGCTTGTATTCTACCAGTAGTTAGCAAATCTATCGCACTTTGTTTTCCCATACGAGCAATCCAATACTTATGCTCTTCTACATTTTCTAACTCTTTATCTTCTAATATTTTTACGATTTCTTCTGGATTTTCAGTCCCTGCCTTTTCCTTGATAATAGCAAAGAAACCATTGAGTTCCTCTTTACATTGGTGGATTTTATTTAACCATATTTGTTTATCGAGATACAGTAACTCTAGTTCATACTGTCTGTCAATCTTATGAAACTCATCTTTTTCTTTATCACGAGCAGCAGTAACTCTAGCAATGTCATTAAGACAACGCTTGAACTGTATAGTAGTTTTTTGCAATGCGTTAGTTCTACCCTGTATCTCCATCATTGCCTGACGTACTTGTCTGTATGGGGATACCTGTGAGTTTACAACAAAGTATTCGTTTTGAAATTTAGTTTGTCCGAAGTGTTGTTGTTCTGACCATGCCATCAACGCTTCATCAAACTTGTCTACATCATATTCACTTATATGTTTTAAATCTTCTAAAGTCTCTCTGATATGATAATCAGAACTT